GTTGCCTTCGGGCTGTTCTACATAACAAATTGCACATAAATAGTCATCGCCCGTGTCTGCCGTGTCAACGTAGGCTTTGCGTGTCGATTCGATTGCGTAAGGAATGATATCGTAGGTCTTGAACTCCCGATACATCATGCCTTCCAAAGGCTTAGGATTCTGCATGTATTGTGTCTCGAACGTAAAAGGATCGGATTCTCGGTATCGCCGTAGCTTTTCGAGAGGGAATCGGTCTTCCCATAAAGCTCGCTCCGTGTTCGTCCCTTCGTCGACTATTGCCGGAAATCTGACTACATCCCATTCGCCGCCTTCATCGATTGTACCTTCTCTTTTTATTAGATAGCCGCAGAAATCATCCTCGGCAAGTCTTTGAGCAGTGACGATGACCGGCGTATGTGTGTCGTTTAACCGGTTTTTGAACGTAGATGTCCATAATTCTCCAATCCGCTCCTTGATAGTGTTGGAAAAACTATCCTGAGCTTTCATCGGGTCATCAATGAGCATGGCTCCGCTGAATTTCTTTGCTCCCAGTTTACCACATCCGAAACCAGTAATCTGTCCCATGAATGGCGCTGCATACATGATGCCGCCTTGGGAAGTGGAAATGCTCCCTTTAGCATTATTCGATAGTTTGACCTGAGGGAAAAAAGCCCGATAATTCGGATCCGCCATAAGCCTGCGGACG